TCCTATGCTGCTCTTGCCGCTATTGCTATTCAGTCAAACCAAAATGACCAGCATGGAGGACAGAGTGTGGTTGATTTCGATTACGCTATGGCTGAGGGGGTTAGATATACATTTAATAAACACAAAATAGATGGGCTTAAGATCTACAACAGTCTAAATGTTAATTGGAGTGATGAGGATCGAGACATCTGGATTGGTGACTATGCTTATCATAAAACTATCCGTGATACTTATCAGGCTATGGAAGGATTTATTCATAACCTAAATACGATGCATTCTCGAGCAGGTGCTCAAGTACCGTTTAGTTCTATTAACTATGGCACTGATACCTCATGGGAAGGTCGTTTGGCTATTGAGCAGCTTCTTCTTGCTACTGAGGCAGGTCTTGGTCAGGGAGAGACACCTATTTTTCCTATTCAAATTTTCAGAGTTAAAGAGGGAGTAAATTATAATCCCGAAGATCCGAACTATGATCTGTTTAAACTTGCCATGAAAGTAAGTGCTAAGCGGCTGTTCCCTAACTTTGCTTTTATCGACGCTCCATTCAATCTCCAATACTACAAACCCGGTCATCCTGAATCAGAAGTAGCTTATATGGGCTGTCGTACTCGTGTTATGGGTAATGTCTATGACCCGACTCGTGAAGTGGCACCCGGCAGAGGTAATTTGAGTTTTACTTCAATTAACTTACCGAGGCTCGGTATCGTGGCTGACGGAAATGTAAATCAGTTTTTTAAGCTATTGGATGGTATGCTTGATACAACTATGCAACAGCTTCTTGACAGGTATGAGATTCAGGCTTCCAGAATTGCTCGTAACTTTCCGTTTCTTATGGGAGAGGGTGTATGGATGGATTCTGAAAGTTTGGGTCCGGACGATAAGGTAGGAGAAGTATTGAAGCACGGAACCCTCTCTATTGGTTTCTGTGGTCTTGCAGAGTGTCTGGTAGCATTGATTGGTAAACATCATGGAGAAAGCGAAGAAGCTCAGGAACTCGGTCTTAAAATTGTTAGCTATATTCGTAATTACTGTGACCGTAAGAGCAAAGAACTCGGTATGAATGTAACCTGTCTTGCTACTCCTGCTGAGAGTTTAGCTGGTCGTTTACTGCGAGCTGATAAAAAAGAATTTGGCGTTATTGAAGGTATAACTGATCGCGAATATTACACAAACAGTTTTCATGTTCCCGTATATTATCAACTTCCAGCAATCAAGAAAATTGACATCGAGGCACCATACCACGCTCTTACGAATGCCGGTCATATTTCTTATGTTGAATTGGATGGAGATCCTACTAAGAATTTAGCTGCTTTCGAGCGTATTGTTCGTCATATGAAAGAAGCTGGGATTGGATATGGTAGCATTAACCATCCAGTAGATCGTGATCCATTATGTGGTTACAATGGAATTATTAACGATGTTTGCCCTTGCTGCGGTCGAACTGAAACTGTAGAAATCAAAGAAACTATTAGGAGGATCAAGTAATGAATATAAGAGTTGAAAATGGTGTTCTTGAACAAAAGGAAATTGATGCTTATATCAAGAGAGCTAA